TTCAGGCAGATCTACGACAACATCAAGTTCAGGGATTTGAATTTCAGGTATCTCATCCATGAAGTCAGAGCGGTTTAAAGCTGGATCATTGTTTATAGAGCGCACCCGAATGCGGGAAGGCCCTCCAGTGGTTTACATCTGCAAAAGCGGCTACAGCTCAATGTCTTTCACCGACACTAAACGCCTTCTAGCGTTTATTCGCTGGCCTAAATCGACTCCCACGGGCACAGCAATCAGAGAATGGCTGGCGTCGTTTGACGAGAAACCAGAAGCACCCGCGCCAAAAACGAACCTTGCTGAACGCATCAAGGCAGAAGGTTTTGGACCGGAAGCACACGACCCAGAGGATCCCGTGGCTGGCACCAAGATGATTACTTGATTTCAGGGAAGCTTGAATGGCACAGCTGGACCAGTGCTAGTAGGCAACTCAGGCATCGCCTTGTCGATCTCACCTGGAATCATTTCGGTAACATTGCCAGCGATGTCGTCAACCACACTCGCTGCATAGTCTTCAATCATTCCAGGAATGCGGGCAAAAGCAGCAATGCTTAGCCCGACCAACGTTCCAGACATCACAAAGCCCAGAAAACCCAAGACGTTGTAAATACGCTGCATGTTTGTGCAAGCAACAAAAAACCCCTGCCACTCTTGAAAGCAGGGGTTCCTTGCTGTCCTGTGTGAGAACTATCTAGTTATAGCTCAGAGTGAGAAGTTGCCACCAACTTTCAGGTTAATGCTGGTGTCATCGTCATAAGAGACAAAAGACAGCTCGGTGTAGCCAGGGCCAAAACCATAGCCAGCCTTGCCGCTGACGCCGTAATCAACTTCACCAGTGTCAGGCACTTTGATCATTGGGCCGATCTGAGCATAAGCACCATTGCCTTTAACCCCGAGGTGCAAGTCAATGTCCATGCCGCCGACACCAGTGTCGAGGTTTGAACCGACGTTAGCCTCAGGATTGAAATAGGGGCCTGCGATTGCAGGAGATCCCAGCGCAGCACCCGCAATGGCGACGGCACCACTCACAAGAAAAGCTTTGAGCATTTGAAGGTAAATCAACGGCCTTGGCCACGGTATCTCTTTTTGCCTCGTTTGGGGCGGCTGTGTTTGCCACTGCCCTGCGTGGTTCGCTTGGGTTTCCCGACAATAAAGACATTCCCGTTGAGTGACTTGGCCATCAGTAGCCGTCGGTTGAGTCCAGGTTCTGATATTTAAGGGCCAGCCCAGTGAATAGACCGTGCATTGGGTGCGAAATCATGTCGCGACCATCAAGGAAAAACAATTCCTCAAGCCACATGGCCCGAGCCCGCATTGCAGGCAAATCAGAGGCCCCCGGCTTGGAGGAGATCATCGGGTCAGGGCGTTGCATCAGGATCCAGCGGTAATTGCGTTGTTGAGAGGAGTCATATCCTCGGTTGTCCAAAAATCCTTGGCAACCATGATTTCGAGATGATCAACGTTGCGGTCAACCGTGTCCTGCTCTTCAGTGTCGCGACTATCTTGAGCCATCAGTGCATTGATCAAATTCACACTGTCCATGCAAGCGGAATAGTGTTGTGCAATCTCAGCTGCTGTTGGCGTATCAGACATTTGCTTTGAGCTGTTCCACTTCGGACTTTAGCTCCTGAATCGCTTTGACAAGCATCGGAACAAGCTTTCCATATGAAGCCTCAAGTCGATCAGGGTTTGCATCCATCACCAGACCCAAGTAATCAGCATCGGCATCCTGTTGTGCAGATTGCAGCTCTTGTGCAATAAAGCCAGCCTCATACGTTCCATCCTTGCCGTTGCCGTCACGGGTCTGCCACTGGAACTTCACAGGGTTGAGCTTGCTGATGAAGTCCAATCCTTCTGGTAACTCTTGCACATCAGTTTTGTCGCGTGCGTCCGACAGGCTGCTGATCGTTTGAGTATTGCAGCGAAGAGTTGCAACGTTTGCGTCTCCAAGTGTTATCTCGTTAGAAGCTGTTGCTGAACTAGCTTCAGCGTCATGACCAATGCAAGTTACGTTGGCCCCGGAAGTGGTTGTATTGCCTGCGTTGTAGCCAATGCCGGTATTTCCTTGACCGGTGCTGTTAACGAGAGCACTACCGCCAACTGCTGTGCTTAAGCCAGTCGTTAACGCCGCTGAAAGTGCATCAGCTCCAATGCCAACGTTGTGGTTAGAAAAAGCGCCGCTAATTCCATCGCCAGCCTGCGAACCAATGCACACATTATTACTTGAAGCAGTAATGTTTCGACCCGCAAGTCTTCCCATGAAAAAGTTGCCGGTGCCCGTTGTAAGGCTTTGTCCGGCAGCTTCGCCAACAGCAAAGTTCAGACCACCTGTAGTGCAAGACACTAAGGCACCATCGCCCAAAGCAACATTTCGATCACCGGTAGTGTTCGCCGTCAGGGCTTGATAGCCAAGCGCAACGTTTCTGGTTCCAGTAGTGTTTTCCTTCAGAGCATGATAACCAGCACCGACGTTCCCACTGCCCGAAGTGTTTAAAGAAAGTGCGCTGTTTCCGACCGCAACATTGGTTTCACCGCTTGTGTTTGCACCTAAAGCTGAAACGCCGATTGCGGTGTTGTCATTGCCGGTAACAACAGCATCTAACGACTGAACACCAATAGCGATGTTTCTGTGTGCTGTTTGTGCCTGGCTAAGGGCTCCGTTTCCTAAAGCGGTGTTGTTAGTACCTGTAGTATTTGCATTTAGGGTTTGATAGCCGACCGCTGTGTTGTTTGTGCCAGTGGTGTTGCTTTCAAGAGCTTCATAACCAAAAGCGTGGTTTGCGTCAGCAGTAGTATTTGCTCCGAGAGCGCGTGAACCAACTGCAACGCTGTTTGACGCTGTAGTGGCCGCATCAAATGCTGAGGAGCCAATACATACGTTTGAATTGCCAGTTGTTTGATTTGCGCCAGCTGAATTACCAAGCGCAATGTTTGACCCTCCTGAGGTCAAGTCATAATGGGCTTGATAACCGATCGAAATGTTGCCATCTGCGGTTGATTTTCTCTGAGCAAGTCTGCCAATTGCAATGGCTTCGCTAACACCTGTACCGGTGTTATACATCGCTTGATAACCCAAAGCGACGTTAGAGTGCCCAGTGGTTGTTTTATTGAGTGTTTGATAACCAACTGCAGTGTTTAATCTGTCTGACCCGTCATCAGCGGCAAGCGCACCAGTGCCAAGACCAATGGTCTGACCAGAACTGTTCGTAACAGCATCGGAGAGATCGTTGATCGCAGACGCTCCACCTCCACCGCCTGAAGGTGTCGCCCATTGCGTGTTGTAGTCGGTGCCGTCAATTTTTTCTAAGACTTGACCAGTTGAACCGCCAGCTGGAACGCCTTGACCGTTGGCTCCCGCTGGCCCCTGAGGCCCAGTCGCACCAGTAGCTCCGGTTGCACCAGTAGCACCAGTAGCACCATCTGCACCATCAGCTCCATCAGCGCCATCAGCACCTGCAGGGCCTTGAGCCCCAGTGGCGCCGGTTGCGCCAGTAGCGCCTGTCGCGCCACGAGGTATAGAAAAATCAAAAGTGGCGGCAGAACTTGAGCCGCTATTAGTGACAGTTGCGCTCGAACCAGCGGCACCCGTCGTGACCGTTCCAACAGCAATAGTGGCTGCAGCGCCATCGCTACCATCAGCACCTGCAGCGCCTGTAGCTCCAGTAGCGCCTGTTGCACCAGTGGGACCTTGTGGACCTTGTGGTCCGGTTGCACCAGTGGCTCCGGTCGCACCATCACTACCATCCGCACCCGCTGGTCCTTGTGGTCCCGTAGCACCTGTGGCGCCTTGAATGCCTTGAATTCCTTGAGGCCCTTGTGCGCCTGTAGCTCCCGTATCTCCTTTGTCGCCAGTCCTGGCAAAAGTTACAACTAAGCTTTCATTGTTACTGAAAGTTGCGTCACCAGAAACGTAGGCACAAGTTACTTTGTGATAACCAGTTGCTTCTGTTGCTGCTGAAATTGTATAAAGCCTAAAGTTATCAGCGTTCGCCTCTTCGCTAATCTTGACGTGTCCTTTAATCGTAGAAGTAGAGTCATCTACCGTTCTCAAAAAAGACTGAATATCTGTACCGTTCTCGTCTGTATCGTCAATAAATAAAACAGTTGCGCTTTGCGGAGCACTGTTGTTTAGTGCCAGCTTTCCCGCTCCAGGGTCTGCATCGGCAGTGGAGGTGTTGAACAAATATTCAAATGTTGCCCCACCAAAACCGCCTGTTGCTCCAGTAGCGCCCGTAGGGCCTTGCGGGCCTGTATTACCTTGTGGCCCTTGAACGCCTTGAGCGCCAGTTGCTCCCGTAGCGCCGGTCGCACCTGCTGGTCCTTGAGGTCCGGTAGCTCCATCCGCACCATCAGCCCCATCAGCTCCGGCAGGGCCTTGCGCGCCTGTAGCTCCCGTAGACCCTTGAGGGCCAGTAGCTCCAGTTGCGCCAGTGGCTCCCTGAGGACCTGTTGCACCTTGAGGGCCAGTAGCTCCTGTGGCTCCACGGGGAATCGCAAAGTCAAAAACAGCCGCACTACTTGTGCCGCTATTTGTAACTGTTGCGCTTGAACCCGCCGCCCCAGTCGAAACCGTGCCAACAGCAATAGTTGCGGCAGCACCGTCACTACCGTCTGCGCCTGCTGCACCAGTTGCGCCGGTAGCGCCTTGGGGTCCAGTTTCACCCTGTGGACCTTGAGCGCCAGTTGCACCTGTTGGGCCTTGAGCACCAGTGGCACCCCGCGTTCCAGCAGTCAACACCAAAGATGAAGTCGTGACCTTAGTTACGACGACCTTGTTTGCAGTGGTCGTGACGTTTACAGCAGTCATGGCGCGGTGTACCCCTGGCTTACAAAAATCACGCCTTCAAGGTAATACTCGCGAGTTCCGCCCGAATCTTCAAGTAAAACGTCATACCGCAACTCGTCAGGAAACGTCGCCGTTTGCGTGTCCGTCAGGCTGATTGAAATTTGACCGTTAGAACGGTTTGTATAGGTGACCGTAAAGTCAGCTGATTTCGTGGTGCGGCCTTCGTTCCAGGCCTGCGCGTAAACGGTATAACCCGTCAGATCAATTACAGCGTCATTTCCGTCTTTAAATTGCAAGTCAAGCGAGTAGTCCGCTCTCCGCTGCAGGGTGAAATTATATGTCCCAGGTTGAACAGACATGGCACCTCCAGCCGAATGCAGTCTAGCTCTAGCTGCTAGCCATTAAACCGTGTGCGCTAGCAAAAGCCAAAAGTGAATTTACTTTGGCCTCAAGCTCGCGGCAATACTCCAACAGTTCTGCATTGGTCGGTGACGCAGCATCCGCAATCGTCATCGTTCCATCAGCAGTAGGCAGCGTTCCACTGCTTGCAGTCGCCGAAAGATCAGCAACGTGCGTTGACTGGACAGCAGCAGTTGCTCCAAAAAATCCAATCTTGTTCTCGTCAATATCCAAGCGAGTCGCAAGCGTGCCGCTTGAAATCGTTTGAACTTGAATTCGGCCATCTTCTGCCCCATCAGCGTTGTCAACAACACTCGACACAAGCGCCGCATAATTGATGTCTTCAGGCGTCGAATTGTCGTTTGCACCTTTGAAGTTGACGGTGCTGATAACGCCTGCATCTGTAGCAACACCTGATCCAACAAAAATCTGAGCCGGACCAACTTCAAGCTGTGTTGTCAGCGTGCCTGCTGTTTGCACCCGCAGAAGGATCTTGCCATCCTCGCTTTCACTGGTTGCATCTGCGATCTGCGCTTGGATCGACGCATAGTCAATCTGACGCTGAGAAGCCGTAGCGTCGTCGTTATGGCCTCTGAAAAACAGAGTGCTCAGCTCGTCGTTGTCTTGACCAACCGCATCATTCCGATGTCGGTACATCCGAATGTCCGCACCAGACGAGGCGTCGTTATTTGGGCACTCCAAACGCAAAATTTGCGTGTCGGTGTTGTTGACATGGATCGGAGCCTCAGGGGCAGATTCATTTATGCCAACTTTTCCCTCTTGCAGCCTGACAGCATTGTCTAAAGAGCCGCCTACTGTCGTGTTGAAATCAATTCGACCGTCTTCACCACTGGCAGTTGTATCGACAATTCCAGCAGTAATTTCTGCATAAGACTGCGTGCTGCCGCCAGAATCTTCACCACGAAACTCAACCGTTCCAAGCACGTCATCTGCAGCTGGTGATGCAGAGTTGCGATACAGAACAACGTTTGGCCCTTCAGTCGCACCAGCTTCGCTGTTTTCGATGACAACATCATCGCCGGTTGTTGTTTTGAACGTATGGAACTGAGCAGTTGCCGTTCCAGCGCCAACCTGAAATCCAGTTGTCGTGAACTTAGAGTTGAACGTATCGTTAGTGCTGATTGCAATTTCATCCTCAGCACTACGAAAAAAACCTGTGGCGTCACTGTCACCAATGAAACCAAGCGATGGAGTGGTAACTGCTCCAACAGGCAAGTTTTTAAGCAACTCTCCATGAGTTACTTTTTTGTTTTTAGCGGCGTCGGTAGACGCTGAAGCGTCCAACACCAAAAACAAATCGGCTGACGCGATTGTTAAATCAGTTGTGCTGGAATCCAGCTCGGTCAGTTCGGACAGTTTGCGGTCAGCCATCAGTTAGCAGCCTCCAGAGCAGCAACTTTAGTTTCCAACGCTTCAACTTTTGCCAAAAGCTGTTGGATTACAGAAACATACATAGCGTCTGTTGATCCAAGCTTACTGGTCTTTGCAACACGGTCTTCATCAAGATACTGTGCATCCACATGGTCCGAATTGACTGAGTATTCATCGACCCAGTAGGAATCTGCGGTTTCAACCTCCTGCGCAATAAAGCCACGTTGCTGCGACACCTCACTGTGAGCTTCTGGGTTTTTCCAATCAAAAACCTTCGGCTGTAAGAGCTTAAAGTTATCTAGGCTGTAAGTAAAAGCGGCAACGTTTTCTTTTAAACGCTGGTCAGATAATGTGCTAATACCCGTGTCAGTACCGAAAAGATCCCCGTCATGTCTTATTCTAAATTTCTCTACAACGGTATTTGATGAAGTATTTGATGGATGCGTAAAAAACGACAATCCCATTCGGTCTTGGTCAGAATCAGTCTGAATTGATGAAATACAACCGCCAGCCCGTCCTGAATCGATTTTAGAAAAACATATGCCAGCGCCGTAATTTCCATTTCCCTGGGACCCACCAGTATTACGCACAAAAATGCCAGGTGTGTTCCCGGAAGACGTAGACATTGTCTCTGCTGTCTTCATGTGCAACGTTGTTATAGGACTTGCCTCATTTAGACCCAAGCTAGGGTAAACAGTAACCCGGCTATTTGTTACAATTATTCTGTCGTCAGCAGCTGTTTGAAGCTTAAGAGTGTCACCGGCCCCGCCACCATTTATACGGAGTGCCCCCTCATGATTGCCAATAGCACCAATAAGATCAGTGCCTTTGTATATTTTAATTGCGGAAGCTGAGGTGAAATCAGAATCAGTCTGCTCAAATCGAGCACTGCCTCCTGCAACATGAAATTTTTCGGCTGGGTTTGTTGTATTAATGCCAACATCTCCGTCTGACTTAATTGTTATGGCTTCAGCGCCTGCGGTGACTATGGCAATTTCGTCATCAGCACTTCTCTTAATGCCGGTATCAGTATCAGCAGCAAACGAAAGTCCAGGCTTTGCAGCTGTTCCATCAGTGGCAAGCGTTTGACCACCAATTTCTGCAATCACAATCCACGCATCATTACCTAGGTTTCGCTGCCTTAAAAGCGGAGGAGAAACTGTAAGATCTACAAAGTATTGAAAAGGATATGTTGTTGCAGGTCCGTCTGGGTCTGAGACGCTGTTCAGGGTGGCGATTGCAAAAAGCGCGTTGTTTAAATCAGAGCGGAACGCCGAACCGCTTTGATTGCTAAGAACGTAGTCGTGTGCTCCCATTTTTAGGTCTGCTCAGAGCCAAAGCCCGCTGCCACGTACTGGAAATCCCGACTCTCAGATGAATTGCTGGAATTCTTGAAGTGAATCGTGAAGCCAGTGCGTGTTACGGATGTCAACTCATAATAGTCCCCACTGGCAAGGTTAAAAGCAGTAATGCCCACGGTCGGCGCTTCGTAGAAAGCGTTGGTAAACGTCACTGCTTTAGCTGCCGCTCCAGACGTGATGGTTGCGCTGTTTTCCGTTCGAGACGGGATCGACATCACATAACCCAACTCGTCGACTAGAGGAGTTTGGTCGGGCTGCTCGCTTTCAAGCTCGGCTTTGAATTGGAAAGTCCGACCCACAAAAGTGGACTTATTCAAAACCGTCCATTCACTGCCAAACGTGACTGAAGACTCCAGCAGCAGCTTGTCCCCATCTTCAAGCAAGAAAATATCAGAACTCGCTTCAAGCAAAAGCTCATCGTCAGCAGGAACCTCATCACTAACCCGAAAATAAATTTCAGACGACGTGTCCTCTGCCGACGTGCCGTCCCAATCCGCCCAAGAATCGACCAAAGCGGACCTTGCGTCAATCGTGTCACTTGGGTACAAGCCTCGCGACTGAAGCGTTCTATCCAGCGTTACCTGGAATTTTCCGGGCAACGTCTTAAGTGACGCAAACTCGTACTCGCCAGAGAATTTGCCGTCAACTAACTCTGTAGTGTCTAATATCAAGCCATCGGACGTTGCGTCATAAGTAACATTCTGTTGCAACCCTTGGAACGGTGGAGTGTCCTGGTCTTCACGCCTTGTTTCAATTAAAAGTTTAGGTAACGCATCTGGAATGTTTAAAACAACGCTGACTGCAGTAATGCTTTTCTTCTTTGTAGTTTGATCTTTAAGCTTGATCAAATACTCGCCATTAAGTAATGGCACTATTGCTGTGTTTGCTGAAGCAGGCACCTGGACAAGCTTTGTTGCACTTGCAAACGTTCCAGTGCCATCCGTTTTGTTGGAGTGCTTAACAATGGCCACCAAGTTGTTGAGCTTCTCAACTGCAGGTGATTCCCAGTGCAAAGCAGCTTGTGTGTCATTGATTGGGTTGATTGTCAAATTTTTAACATTGGCGACTAATGCGTTACCGCCGATAATTGTTGGGAGGTCAGGAGCGACTGATTTCGCGTAGACAAAGCCAGATTTTTTCTGAGGAAAACCAACGCCAACAGCCCTAACTTTTACTTGAAAAAACTTGCCCGGCTGGATGCCATCTACTTCTAACGATGTTTTTGTTGTACTAAATTTGTTGTAACTGCCTTCTCCTATCCGCCAGGCAACAACGTAAGATTCGGTAAAGCCTCCTTCACCAGCAGCCCAAGATGCGATTGCGCGATTAGTGAGACCGCCGTCTTTTTCAATTAGCTGAAAATTAATTAAAAGGCCTGAGGGCTTGGAAGGTTTCCCGTCAATAGTGGTAACGTCTTCAAAGTCAATATCCGCAAGGTCCTCAGCTGCATCATAAATGCTGTCGTTAAACTCAACCGCTACAACAGCAAACGTTCCGTCATTGTTGTCAGCAACCGAAAGGCATCGGAACTTTTGTTCCTTTACACTATCGGTGCTAATTGAATAAATCGCTTGAGTTAATGGAGCCGAGCTAAACGCATCGCCGACCGTTACAGTTGTTCCGCTAACGCTGGAAATTGGCTTGCTTTCAATTGTCCCATCATTCAACACACACGTCAGCGTTGGGTTGCTTCCAGAAGGCAACGTGATGGATTGATCGGCGACAATCGTTGTCGTTGTAGAGCTGCTAACACGCCCAGACAGCCTCGTTGCAGCGCGCAATTCATCCTGAATCGCAAAGACCTGACCAGGAAAAACAAATGCGCCTTCTAAACCAACAGAAAACGTGACGGTACTTGCATCAAGCTCTTCCGTCTTGAGCATCCAAAGCCCCAAGCGCCTTGCTTGATGCTTTGATGTGCAACCAAAGCCAAGGACCTCTTTAACCTGATAGCCGTATTTTTCAATTAGTACCGAGTCTTCAACGCAAACAATGTTTGGCTTGTAGAAGTTTTCGGGGTCGCTGTAACGCACCCTGATGCTTGTGCTGCGTGTTTTCAGTGATGATCCGCTGTAGCTGAAAACGCCATCAACAACGTTTGAGTTTGAAAAGATATGAACAGGGTCAATATCCGTACCATCAAGGTTTCCGTGGTCTCCTGTGACTTGAATAACATTAGACTGCCAGTACATCATGCCCCTAAAGACAGAGGCAAAATCCTGCAACACCGTATAAGCCTCAGCCTGTGATGAGACCTGCACGTTGCAAGCAAATCGCGGTTCGTCAGCCCCTGGCACGCTGATTAACTCATTCGCGTACTGAGCTAAAGGGTACAAATCAACCCAACTTAAGTTGCTGGCTTGAATAAAGTGACCCGCGCCAAAACGCTTGTTTGTGAGCAGGTCATAGAAAATGCAGACCGGGCATGTTGTCCATACAGGCTCACCTAAGCTTCCGTTGAAGTTTCCAATAAACTCCAAGCTGCCATTGTCCCTTGGCACAGCATTATGAGGTACGCGAACTTTTTTACCTCGCACCAAATAAGCCCGAGTCGGCAAAGACGGAAACTCTTCCGTCGATATGCTCATTCCTACACAAGCAGAATACGGATACGCCGTTCTGATGTTGAAGTTTTCAACAAGTGCAGTCCAGAAAAAGGCGTTGCCGCGTCCTTGCGCTAACGGCGTTTGCTTTTCTACGTCTTGAAACTCATCCCAAGTGGCCCTGAAAATATCTTGATCAATGTCGCCAGCATCAGACTTTGTATGCGAAATAGCACCCTTGTAACTGCGATATGACAGGTCGGGGTATTTCTCAACCCTTACGTTCCAAGGAGGCTTGCCTTGGAGTTCAATGCCAGAAATTTTAAATTGATAGTTGCTAATGCTAATTCCCTCTATGTAAAAAACTTCGTTTTTTGCGACTTTGACGTCTTGGTCGCTGACATCTACAGCTGATTTCTTGACGTCTTTAAATCCGCCGCCGCTGCCTACGCTTTGGACTGAAACTTTAAAAAATATTTGTGCGTCAAAAAGTTGGCCTTTGACGAGCCCCTCTTGCGCTGTAGAAAAAAGCTTTGGAATTGTAAATATCAAATCAATGCTATCTACGTCGGCATCTGTGACTTGAACAACTTCAATGCCATGCCCGTATTCTCGTGACTTTACCTTGACGCCCTCACTGTCTAAATTTTCTTTGTATTGTGAGCCAATTTCCTTGTTAATGTTGACGGTATTGCTCGTCTTGCCCTTCGCTTGGGGTAAGTAACTTTGATCTTTCCATCCAGTCCTAAACGAATAATATACTTGGTCTGATTCTATAAAATTTTCGCCATCTTGGGCTTCCATTGGCGATTCATCAAGGAATACACCTTTTTTGTTGCCCTCAATGCCGTCGATCGGACCTTCGCAAAGCAGGTCAACAATCTTGATAACAGAGCTGGAATTAAGACCCATGGTTATGCCTCCGAAACTAAATGTTCAGTGTCATTCTCGCTGGACTCATTGAAATAACTGTAACCAACAGCCCTAACCTTAATCCCGCTCCCCTTTGTGTCAGCATCGGTATTTAAAAGTCGATATTTAACCACAATTGATGTGTCACCCTTTTCCTGCCCGCTGTTTCCAACAGTGAAAGCATGGCACCACTTGTAGCTGTTGCCAGGCTGAAGCAGACCCTGGATGGTCGCGCGAATATTAGTGAATATCGGGGAGTCGCCCTTGTAGTTGTTTTTCTTGGCAATAATTTCATACGTTGCGAAAGCTGGCACCACTTTGCCGCCAATCTCTCTACTCAGCCCCTTGTCGATCTCGAAAAATATCATCAAATTGCCGAAAAGACCATGGTCATTATCTCTGAAATCATTTAGGTCAGAAGTCTTCTTTTGCTCCCCGACATTCTCAAACTTCAGGGTATCATTTGAAACCCTTCGCCTATGCTCACCTCCTTTTATTACGTCTGCAAATTTTTTGACTTGATCTGGACTCCACTTTCTTGTTCTAAGGCCATTGTGGGACACAAATTTATTGCCGGGTTTTTCACCATTTACCGTAATGGTTTTATCTCCTGGAATGGTAAAAAACTCGCCAACAGGATCGCTTTCGTCAGTGACTTCAACCTTTGCCGACAGCAAGTGACTTCCAATCAGTAACTTGCCATAAACGAGAGGCACTGTCGCTCCAACGCCGACCGTGTTAGCAGGACCACTAAAGGCATAAGATTGTACTCCTGATGTGGCGCGGGAAACGCCTTGTGGACCTGTTGCGTTTGTGTTTGACCCTGGCGCGGTGCGATTATTTAGCTTTGGAATTTCTGGCTGCGGTGCAAGCAACTGCGCTGTCCCTGAAAGCACTAAAGTGGCGCCAATAGTTGCAACCGCCGTATTAACTAAAATCGGAGCTGTGAGACCTAAAGTTCCAATCGCTGCTGCACCAAACGGATTGAAAAGAGCAACAGTAATCAAAGCAGCACCTATGACGAGCCTTGTGACTGGGTTATCATCGCCACTACCTGCAACAACGGGCGTAAGCACAAGATCGTTTTGACCTAGCGGTAAATGTAGATCTTGGTAATCAAGAAATTCACA